TCTTGGGATTACCGACTGATAATAAATGCATAGATTCCTTTAAAAATTACAATCAAAGAACTACCAAGAAAGCATCATATATAAAAAACTCAAATTTCTATACATATTGCTAATTAAAATACCATTATACAGGCATTGGAATAAACCACAATCAATATGGTATATTCCGATAACTATTCTTGGCCAAAAGCTCCAAAACCGTTGTATCGGTACAACATAATCATATTACAAATAAAAATGGTAGTATAAACTCACCATAATAATATTAAAAACAAATAATAATCCTGTTACTAATAAACATAATACCACAGCATTATAAAATAACCTCATTATTCACAACCTCTAATGAAATAAACAACCATAATATTAGTTAATAATACAACCAATAGACCAGAGATAATCATATAACCCCATAATGTAAATTAATTGATAATATAGTAATAACCACATATATTACACCAATAATAGGTAATACCACTTTATCTACCATATTACACCGCCATTATATCAAGATAAGTATTAAACTCTTCCTGATACGCAATTGGATCCATCTCTTTTAGTATATCGGAAGCAGAAAAGCTAATACCTGCTATCTTAATATCACCATATTCATCATCAAACCAATAATTAAACTCTTCCATTTTTCTTTTCATAATACTCATATAATACTCCTTTTAATAATAATAATAATCAATGACCACAAGCAGATAGAAAACGGTTAATATCAAATAACCGATTATCATTCTTAAACTGAATAGCTAAATCAGAGCATAATTGGAATGATGCTTTATTCTCGGATAATGACTTTGCTACGATAATATAATGCTTTTTACTCATAATATTCCTTTTTCTCAATAATTCAATAAAATCCATTATAACGCACTATTGCTATCCTGTAAACTATATTAAAGTAATATAGAATAGACTCCTTTATTACTTTTGGTAATATAGTCGCTGGTGCTGTCGCTAATATGGTGCTTTATAAGGCTCTTAGTTTGAATACCAGATTGTCCTAGAGCGTCCCAGTTAATCCTGAAAGGTATTCCTAAGCATCCTCAGATAATCTCCACAATAATACTTAATATAATCAAATACTTACTAATAACCACTATATGCCGCTGAGGGTAATAATGGTTACTATAAATGCTTGATACTCTCTATAGTATTATGAAGCTAATTTAGCAGTTAATTTAGCGAGTTTATCTTCAGCAGCTTTGATTTGCGCCATTACTTTCGCTTTCTTTTCTGCTTCTTTATTCTGCTGGATTAATACTTTGGTGGATTTGTTGAATAATACATCCTCTTTAATCATCTCACGGAGTGATTTTACGAGGTTGCGTTTTTCTTTAACTGATAATGCTTGGATAGTGTTAATAAATGTAGTCATAATATAATGCTTTCTATAATGTAATGGTAATAATGGTTAATGGGTGTTGCTTATACTGCTTTATAATGATATAATACTAGGTGCTACTGATAATGGCTTGATATTCTTCCGTGGTTTTCTGGTAATAATATGACCGCCATTATTGAGATAATCGAGAATATCACGCTGGATGGCAATATCAGCAATTAAGCGAGCATTCTGGACAGGTGCTGGATACTGCTTACCTGTAAACCTCGAAGCGATAATATTACATTCAGTAAATTCCGAGATAACCGGAGCAAGCGCTTTGGAGGCACGCTTGGACGCACGGTTCAGCGTGGGTTTATTCATTTTGAGGTCGTGATTGACCCTTGCCAGCATCTGCTTCAATTCCGTGATAGATAATCCAGATAAATCCATAAAACTCCTTATAAAGTGTTGTGTGGAAACAACACTTCCGAAGCGGACTGCTGTTTTCACTCAATAAAACCAGTATACAGGAACCACGGAAATTGTCAAGCGAAAGTGGCAAGAATGGCAGAGGTGAGCAGCTATTTTTGGTCGATAGTCCATAGAGTGTTGTACTGGAGCAACACAGGTGGCAGGTTGGAGAGGGTTGCTCTGGGAATGCTCAGAGGTTGTGTTGTAAAAAAACAACAAGCGATAGGAATAAAAAAAGTTTATTCCAGGTCAAACTGATTTAATCCAATAATTTTTTTCTGGCCGGAACTCAAGGAATCGAAAATTTTTCCAGGAAGCCCAAGCGTCCATGGTACGCAAGGTAATAATATAACGCCATACCAAACCAATATAAAAAGACCCACTTACCAATCTTTTGGCCAAATAGTCCTTGATTGAAGAAAGCCCATGTCATTCCTAACATAAACGAAAGGAGATTCATAGATTCAAAAGAGATCACAAAAAAATTCATAATATTATTTTAAAATGTTATTACTACTATCAAAGGTATTATCTTTTTGCTTCCAATAATACTCTATCATTCCCTTGGCTGTTTCGGAACTAATATACATTCCTAATGAAACGGATTCAGAAGCACTAGGATAGACCGTACAGGAATACTTTGTTTTCACTTGATGGCCTAACATAGCAGTTTCACCGACTATTCTACCTACTTCATTACAATACAGATAATGTAATGGAGCATCACCATCATACCAACTTCGATTCATTAGAGGTACCTTCCGATCATTCCCCAAAATCCAATATATCCTTTTCTGTACATACTTAGAGGAGTGACTGGAGTGCTGGGAGTAGGATTCGAATCCTTCTGTAATTGTTGAAGGCCTTGGATAAGATTGTCTATATCAGACTTATCAAATTCTACAGTATCCTTAGAGAATGGCTTGTAGAATGATACTTTACCATTCTGAGTGGTATTGAGTATACAAATTTGGTTACCTTTAGAATTGGTAATAATCATTTTTTAGGATCCTCGTCAAGTTCTTGTTAAGTTCTTTTTAAGTTCTTTTTAAGTCATTATAAATTAATTTTCCATCGGCCGGAAACCAATGGGTCGTTATGTTCGTGATAGGATCGTATGAGTATATTCCTGTGGTAAGAAATGGTTTACCTGGATAAGTACAACTCAATAACTCTGGAACGCTGAGCGGTGCTTTAGTATCTAATGGTATTTCTTTGGATAATATCGGAGGCGCCTGGAAAATCGCTGGAGAAAAAGAGAGGATTTTAAGGAAGGTCCTTCTGTTTAAGTGTCGCATTTCGTGTTTTTATATTTTAAGGTCGACATCTGGAGGAGGAGGTGGCGGCGGATTCTCTTGTTCTACCCAAAGACGAATATGAGGATTACCCTTTTGTGTCATTACCGACATCTTGTGTTCAGCTTCTTCTTTAGTATCATATCGAGCACGGCAATAAGATGTACCATTGGATCGCATGACCATTACTTTCCATTCTCGTTGATCTTCAACAAGTGTCTGGATGAATTGTTTTAGTGCTTGTGTATTGTTAGCCATTCTCGTCCTCTAGAGGATCTTCGACTAAATCACTTTCATCAAACGGCCATGGAGTGGAAGTTTGATCCCAATCTGGTGGAAATTCTGGTGGTGATTGTTGTTCTTTTTTCTTAGTGGCCATTTCTATTCTCACATTTACTATAATCCAGGTCTAGCTCTAATTGCTTGCAATTTCTTTCTTTGATTGCTATGGTTGCATCATTTACCATTTTCTCGTATTGTTTCCAATATTCCTCAACAGCGTTGATCCTATCTTCTGTGGTAAATGTAGTCATATCTTCTCCAAAGTTTATGTTGCACTACAACATATTAGTATAAATACTATTAGTACAAACACTAATATAAGGTAACAAATGAAACAAATTTTAAAATTTTTACAAACACTCTTTGATGTTCCTCATGGTACTCAATTAGAAGAATACATCACATGGAAGCGTCCACAAAATCACGCTGATCTAGAAAGAATTATCCAAGAATATCAACGTTCTAGAGCTACTTGGTAATGGGTGTTGATATAATCATTAATTTGATTACGGTATTATTCTAATCAAAAATTAGGACAATCTCGTCCTCAGAAACAACGTAATACTTTGTACCCTCATACTCTAATGGTGATGCTTCGTTCCAATTAGGAAGAATAACATCTCCTATAGCAACATCTAGTGTATCGGGTCCTATCTGAACAACTGTTCCTCTGGTCACCTCGTCACGGTCAGCAGACTTTAAAATAATACCGGAAGCTGTTATTTTTTCCTTTTCAATCATCTCAACGATAATATTATTTTTTAGTGTCTTTATATTCATATTTTTTCCTGTCGTTTATTCAAATATTGATGCCTACATTCATTAATCACCTGTACTGGTACATCTGGATGCCAACCACCAATTAACATATCACAATTATACTTGATGGGAGAGACCTTGTCAAACATTTCGTGGTATTCTTGATTGTTTACATAAGCGTAGGCGAATATCAAAAAAAACAATATTGAGAATAGTTTGATTGTTTCGTAGGTATTAGTCCATTTAGATAACATTTATTGTGGATGTTGTATTTTTATTTTGTTGATGATATCTTGTACCTCATTTTTAATTTGAGAACCATGTGGTAACCAAACTAAAATATGTTGCAACAATTTTTGTAATTCATGTGGATGCATTTTTATTCATTCTTGTAATCCAAAAATTTAATCACAGGTAACTCATTAGCTACCAAAACGTAAGCTTCTTTTAAAGAAGGTGCAATTACTCGACAGTAGAATATACCATCCTCAATGTATATATCGAAAGGTGCAGGACCAGTAAAAGCTTCATCAACAATACACCGAATTTCCCATATCTTTGCTTGTTTACATCTTTTAATTAAAGAATCAAAAATTTTCTTAGGATCAAACGGATCGTGTTCAATTATATCAGTTGCCATTTTCATTTAATAAACCAGGACCAGCATTCTCATTAATAATAAAATCTTCAGCCAAATCTTCAGCTGATTCAATGGTATCAGCCTTTGCTTTATGCCATAACTTATTATCAATATAAAGGTCCACAACATAACCAAATCCAGCTTTATAAACCTCTGCCTTTTTATCACCATTAAAAAACTTGGATATTTCTTTTTCCATATTACTCTCCAAAAACAAATTGTTGCGCTGATTTTTCCGCTTCTTCTTCGTTAATAAATGATTTAGATGAAATAATATCATCACCTTTATAATTCACAACATAATTTTGCGTAAAAATATCAAAAAAAACATCCGCTGATATTTTTCCTGATTTACCCATAAAAGTGACTATACGATCTGTTTCTGTCATGCTATCATTCCTATAAAACGGTTTAATACAACACGGTTACTCAAACGATTACCTGCATATTTACTAAATGCAGAAACCAATCCACGAGTTGTAGCATTTTCTTTTACTTCAAATTCTACATCCACATCAGTATCTAGGCTTTCTGATTTTAACAAATAATACTCATCGAATCCGGCAGAAGTAACAGTAAGAGCTTTATTCTTACGAAACTCAGATTTTAATTTATCAAAGTTTGCGGTTCTTGGAAAAAAGTTGTATGATTCACGACCAAACTCACGACCAGATAAAACATAAAATCCAACAATATTACAACCAGTTCTGGCTTTCAACATCTTAATATACTTAGATGTCAAATCACGACCACGGTTAACTTCACAACGTTCTTCGTGTTTGTTGAGAGGATCACGAATAATCATTTCATGAATTTTTCTATAGCTTTCAGTAACACCATGACCGTAACCCGTATTCTTGTTTCCGTTATCAGAAGTATAATTCACTTCACGGAGAGAATGTCCATCACCATCACTTAAAAACACGGTGTTGACAACCTGTAACTTGTATTGCTTTTGAAATTGAGGAACAATTGTCATGGCAGATATGATGGTTTCAGATAAAGGAGTTCCACCTTTTTGAAACCAATTAGGTTTGTAACCACGATATTCTGACATTTCAACCAATGCTGAACCGGCATAAGTGAATTCTACAGCCGACATTTTACTAGAAATAATATTCAGTAATTTAAATCCTCTTAAATTAATTTCTCCATCCTTAAATTCTTGGGAATATAATTCGTCATATTCAGAACTAAAAGCATATACTTCGTAAGGAATATTAACTTTTTTACAAAACATAACCAAATTAATTAGTTGTTTAACGGTATTAGTCATATGGTCAGACATTGACCCGGACCAATCCAAAAACATTACAAGACCATGTGATTTGCCATTGGGTACAACGGTAACCTTTTTGAAAATATCATCGATCAGCTGGTAAGCATAAATTTTACTCATATTCAATTCACCAGTTTTGGCAATTGAAGCTCGTTTCAATTGATCGGCATTTTTACGCAACTCAAATTCTTTGGCGAGATAACTAACAACCTTTTTGGCATCATTGCGGATTTTCATGAAACCTTTAGTGTCGATTCCAACAAAATTTGGATTCCAATCCGATTGGTGAGAAGCAACATCATCACGATGTCGTTTCCATAATGCCTTGTGTGTTACAATTACTTTATCTAAATTGACTGTAGGAATATTACCATAGTAGTATACTTTATCTTCGTTTGCAAATAACTTGCTTTCGTTTTTACGATAAGATTCATCGGTATGAGATTTAATTTGCTCATCATTCTCACCTTCAGGATTACTGCCGTATTTTTCCGCTTCATTCTTTTGATCAGATTCTTCATCCTCATCATTATTAAGGCTGCCATTATCAATACGGGTTTCAATTTCATCGTCCCATTCATCATCTTCGGATTCTTCGTAACCTTCGGAATCAAAATCTTCATCGCCATTTTCATTTTTATAATTAGTATTTTCTTCTTTACGTTTATCCGCTTCTTCTTTCATGTATTCCATAACCAACTTAGCTACAACAATTACATCATCATAAGTTTCGGTATTTTCAATTTTATCAATTAAAAATCTTTCAGTAGAATTGAACTTAATGCCTTGCGCAGCGCCACCTTTAGTATAAAGATTAACACGGTCAATAAAATTCATATCATTTAAATCGGTGCCATTTGTACCAAAGAAATCTTTTTCGATGAGTTCACGATATGCACGAACAAACGAGGTACGAATACCTGGATATTTGTATTTGATTTTTCTTTCAATACGAGAATCCTCCAACACATTCATAATGCTCATTGGAAGTTTTTCTTCGTGAGCTTTTATCATGCCGTCTAACGGAGTATAGAGTGCGTGACCAACTTCATGTCCCATAAAAAGGTCATAAAGATAACCAGAAATATTCTTATCTAAAATTGGAACAGTAAGGATGCGATTCTTAACATCAAAAGCTGCAGTATTGGTGTTGCGCTGTTCAATGGTCAAGTTTTCGGTAGCCATAAGTTTGGCTAATAATGATTTAGATTGAATGAGTTCCATGAATTCTCCGATTTAAAATACTATTATAACTCAAATTCAAACTACCGTCAACTTGTTTTTGAAATGGTGTTGTATTTTAACAACACTTTTTTGTATTGCTTAATTATAGGTAGTAATTTTGCGTAATTTAGGCCAAAATCTTCTACCAACTCTTTTTTGGTACTTGTAGCCATGTAAGCTTGTACTTCATCTTTAAGGACTTCTTTATTATATCCTAACTCTTTTAATCTTTTGATCATTTTGGAATATTCCATTCGAAATTTTTTATAAAAATCGTAAATTAAATAATCCATTTCAAATCTATAAGCCAAATTCAAATCATACAAAGCATGAGCAATTTCATGGTTAGTACAAACTGTATCACCTTTGATTACACCAATAATATAAAAATCTACACCATTAATAATGTTTTGATTCATATTTGCACTAATAGATTCTGCTAATTTATTTTCGTGTAGTGTTAAATCTCTCTTTTGTGACCATAAATTCCACACCCTACTTGGTAAATTAAAGCCCGACCAAAAAGAAAAGTAATTAATGTTACCATTATCATCCATTGATTCATTAATAAAATCATAAAATGAAAAAAATTGATTTTTCAATGCTTTTTTGTCGGATTCGTAATATTCCTGAACACGACAAAAGCTTAAAGCAAGGTCTTTCTGCTTTTTAAATTCAAAAAGAATGCAATTTTGCACAGGATTTCTTACTTTAAACATTATTGATACATTTCTTTCATTTTTGCGTAATTTGACTGATCTTTTTCATGTCCTGTTAGAGCAACCCATTGACGAATTACTAAATCCAGCGTTTTCCATGTAGGAAGTTCATCTTCTTCGTGTTTTTGCTCGAGCCAAATATAAATTCCTGCATCATTCATGATTTTTTCCTTCGTTTTTATCAAAAATTTGTTGTTCAATTGATGCCGCAAGCTCTTCAGCTAGTTTTGGATTGAATTTTACAAGAAAATACGCAACATCTTGTGCAGGAATATGCCTCATGTTAAATATAATCTCATCAATACCTCTTAAAATCTGTGCTTCTTCATGTTGTGCTAACATTTTTATCCACTTTCATTAAAAATTTATTATCTTCTCATGCTAGATAAATCTTTTGCTTCATTATCACTAAAAACCGGCACAGCATTTGATTTGTGCATTGTACCAATACCTTTAATTTTATCTCCTGTGTATGAATTTCCGAATTTCTTAACACAAGTGATAAAACCTGTATCTAAACTGGCGATCTTTGGAGATTCTCGGCCTACAGGAACGTCTTTAAGATATCCTGTGAGAGATTTATTCTTGGATTTGGAAATAATACGTTTGGAAGATAAAGAATTTATGGAAGATAACCATTCTTCTTTTCGTTGTTGTTGTAACTTAGAAAGCTTTTTTTGTTTAGATTTTGGAATATATCCATAGATTAACATAATAATTTCTCCAATCAAGAGAAACCATTATATTACAGATTGAATTAAAGGTCAAGCGGTTGTTGTTTTAAAGCAACAAAAATACCAATACCTTTATTTTAAAAGCGGACATACCTACTTATGATTAAAAAACCAAAAACTATTATTTTATTTTGGTAAACTTACGCTCGATCTCTTCCTCGGAGTAAGCATCTTCATATTCCCAATTCTTTAATTGCTTTTTAATTTCTGGATGTTCACTTTTACGTTTTACACTACTTAAAAAATTCTTAGCGTAAGAGTAATCATCTTTATAATCTTGATTCTTACGAAATTTTCCTACAAACTTAGTCACTTACATCTCCTATTTCATGGTTTCAAAAGTTATGCCTCTGATTTTAGCCTCTGGCATATTATGCATATCCATATCCGAAACATAGGTTATTTCGGCATGGGGATAACAAATCTTGACCAATTTCAATAATTGGCAAACTGTACCATCTGAATCATTGAAAGAAAATATTTCATCGACACAACTTAAACTTTTAATAATTTCACGGCGAGTATCATAATTTTGTACCACACCACCTTCAGACCACATCATCCACCAATCAGAATGTATGCCGACAATTAACCAATCTCCTTTTATATGACATCGTTTTAGGAAATTAAGTTCATTAAGTGTAAGTGGGTCAAATGTTCCAGTAGTTATTATTATTTTTTCTGGTTCGTGCATTTATGGTAATAAGCTTGGAAACGCCTCTTTAATGAATTTGTAATTTAAACCATGAACACCTAAATCTTTTTTAAAGATACCCATAACAACTTCTGCTTCACGGGGTTCCATTCCCTCTAACATTTTCACAAGTAATTCACTTCTTTTTTGTGGTGTTAATTTTTCTGCGGCTGGATTGTTTTTTTCAAATAAATAAAATTTTCGTATTTCCGTAGAAATTTGCGTTCTTGTAATTCCTGGTAACTGGTCTGTCGGCAAAAGATAAGTTTCTGGCATTTCTGTTATCAACCATTGGTATTTAGGATGATAGGTTAACTCAAAAACTTCTACTAATGTTTTAGATAAGTTTTTTCCTATTACATCCATCTTTTCTTTTTTTGATTCAGCCAATTCAAATTCATCTAATATCTCGTAGATATTCTTCATTAAAATTCCTCAATTACTTCCATTAAGTTTTTTAGTTTGTGTTCAATAAAATAATTTAACAACTTACCTTTGGCAGGTTTCGTTTCATCATAGGTATTTATAATTTTAGTTTTAATATCACCAGGAATTAATCGTAAATCAATTAGTGTTTGGTTACGAGAAAATCCATCTCTTGCCGCATCATCTTCCCATTCACCATAATGTTTCGCCATATATTTTTCAATAACCTTCTGTGTAATAGGCTTCTGACGGAGATCACGGACAAAGCAATCGGAAGGTGAAAATATGTTAGGTATGCCGTCACCTTTATCACCACGAATAATCTTCTCCTTGAGTTCATCCAATGGTTTTTCGGACTTTACAAATTTCTTTTGGGATGGATTGTATTGCTTAATGGTATGATTGTTAAGTTTACCATTATACATTTGTAATTGTAGAAAATCTCCATCACTGGAAAGAATCAAAATGTTTTCATGCGCAATATGGCGAGGAGCTAACACACCAATGATATCATCCGCTTCAGCACCTTCTACGTCAAGAACTTTGTATGGAAAATTATCTTTAAGTTCAGCTTTAAACTTGGCAAGCATATCAAAAATTAAATGCCAGTCTAGATCGGATTTTTCACGGGTTTTCTTGCGACCTGCTTTGTAGAATGGAAAGAATTCTTTTCTCCAATATTTTCTATTATCACAGCACAACACCACTTCGCCGTATTCATTCCTAAAGTTTTTAACATGGTTTCGGATAATATTTAATATCATATGGCGAATTAGGTTTTCGTCTAATTTACCCTTATGATTGGCAATTTGTGCCATAAGTCCGGCAAGTAATACTTGGTTTAAGTCAACGAGAATCATAACAAACTTTCAATAGTTTCAATTAAATTCTATTGTATCAGATTTTTGTCAGTTTGTCAAACGTTTTTTGTATGAAGTTATTGGATGTGGTAGTTTTGCGAGCCATAATACCAAACCAGTTTTCTGGTATTAATCCAGACATATATTCTAACGGATCGGCAAAAATGGCATCAAACCGATCAACACCATATAATTCATCGGTATCATAATTTTCTTTGAATAATATAACATGATATGTATTACCCATTTTTGATACACCAATCGGATCACCTGGATTTTTGTAGATTGCTCCTTCTACTTGCACTTCATTTTTTTTATCTCCAGGTAAAAAGAAATAAGCATCAAACTGTTCTTCCTTGAGGATTTTGAGAAACTCTAACATTGTAGTCCTTAATATGTGATTTGCGTACTCTTACCATTATCCAAGTATTATAGTAATCATCAGATTCCATAACACCACGGATAAATTGCTCTTTTGCTTCTAGATAACCACATTCGCCTTTAGAACGGCATAGATGTAATATTTCACGAGAAAAGTTGTCATGACCTAATTGTAACACATCTTGCTTCAATGTGTCACTACTTCCATAGTAAGTTTGCCAATCACTTGGAGCTTTGTACTTCTTTTTTTTACCTTTGACTTGCTTGGTTTTGGCAGAATAAAAGAATTTCTTGCCTATGTATTTTCTACCATTCGTCAGATTAGTTATCTGATAC